CCCAATAGGTCGGTCCGCGACTTCCTTCAACAAATTCACCCGGCCACTGATGATCAGGCCAAACCTTTTTCACTTCCTCGAATACAACATCCAATGGAATTGTCGGTCCTTGTCCCGTGAAATCTGAAGATTTTGATTCTTCGTACTGCCAGTAATTAAGAAGATTGGTAGGGATTCTAGCATTAGGACTAACAGGGCGCCAATCTGTGCCATGCAAGAGATAATGCTGTCTCTCAAAATTACCCGCATCAAAGCCGCGAGCCAATGCATCCCGACCATCGAGCTTCATTTCCTTAGCCAATCGTTTCAGGAATCGGACATTACTTTTTGATCCGTGTAGAAATATCTTATCCTCGAAAAACCAAACAGCATGAATTCCACCATTGTAACTCCGGCTGATGTAATTGACCGGATATTCATGATCGATCAATCGTCTGACAATCTCTTCAAACTGCTCATCCGTAAATGTGGCATCCCAATCGACGCAGACTCCGTGAAGATATTGTGCAGGATTTTGTGAGCTTACCCGCTGATTTGGATCCACACCCTCAGCGGTTGAGTAAGCATTATATTTTGTGGTCGGCCGAGCCGCCCATGATTTGTAATCGTTGGAATTCTTAAATTCCGGCAAATCAAAATCAAGCTCCCATGGCTTGATCTTACTGACTTGAGATGCGCTTAGATTCGGGATCGAAAATAGCTCCATAATATAAAATCTCCTCTAATGTTCTGATTGTAGCAAACTCCAGGTCTGTTCGGTAACAGCTTAGGTTCTGAAGTTCATAGTCTATTTGCTCTGAATTGAGCCCCTGCTCGGATATGTGATTATCCGATTTTGATGGATCAGCCGGACGCACTACGCGAACAACCTTCCCGCCTCTTGCATGAATCGCGGCTGCTTCATTCGGAAATCTGACATCATCAATGACATAATTATCTTCCTCATTTAACTGTCTCATCAAAGCCGTGACCCATACATTTTCATCGATCATATTTCTTGCGAACTCGGTGCCAAGCAGTTGCATGATTTCTCTGGGGCTTTTCCCAAAATCAGGCATCACTTTTTCCTTAAGCTTGGGATCATATAACTCTTCATGAGTTAACCCCATCACTTTCAACATGTCTTTAATCGGAGTCGCGAAACTTCTAATCTTATACCCCATTCGCTCCTCTAAAATTTCAGCCACCGTACTTTTCCCGCAGCCCTTGAATCCGGTAAGTCCTATAATCATTATTTTGTATACTCCTTAGTTAGTATTGCCTCAGAATCGAGTGGTACATCCTTCATCCACTCAGGGCCTTGTTTCATAAGTTCCTGAATATCCGCTTTCGCATGTAGTGCATTCTCTTCATCTACTTCGACTACAACTTCGTCATGTACATGAAGCACGACTTTGAATCCATGCTCATGCAGATTTTTAAGTATGTGACCGAAGCAATCACGGGCTGTTGCCTGAACAGCGTTCTGAAAAAGATTTGCTCCGTACATCTTTACCCTGCGGACACTACCTTTTTGGGTAGCCACTGTTACTCCGTCAGTCTCGTGACGACAGCGAAAATATTTCAGGCGACGACCGGAAGGGATCTCATTGTCGAAATCATCTCCCGATCCGGCTGCCTCTTTCAATTGACGATCCAAACTCTTCCATTGATGAGTGATCTTGGGATTCTTATCCCTGAAATCCTGAACCTGAATAAACGCATTTACCCACTGTCTACGATCTTCGACAGACAAGGATGTATACATGCTCGCTTTCCCGGGCTGATATGTTCCTGCAAAATTCTGGAATCTTACCTCATCCTGACGGCTGAAATCCTGATCAAGAATTTGTTGCTGACCATACTGTTTAACAGTCTCAGCGAACTTATGCCAACCACTGCCGTAACCAAGCTGAAGAACACGAACCTTCGCAAGTAAATACAGCTCGGGATCTTCATCCTTTAATTTCCCGCCTGTCCATCCCATCGTTTGTCTAGCATGTGCCTCGTATGGACTCATTCCCTGCTTAATCAATTTTAGGAAATCCATATCTCCTGCGATAAATGCAGTAAGCCTCGGTTCAATCTGCGAAAGGTCGGAAACAATAAATGTCTTACCCGCAGGTGCTGTAATAATATTCCGAATGTTCACCCCGTACTTGGTCTCCCGTGGCATATTCTGAACATTAAACCCAGCGTCCCCGCTCCATCTTCCGGTAGCATCGGCTCCGAAATATTTCAGATTGTATGACATTCTGTCTTCTGTATTCAGCCGACCCCTGATCGATTTCAATCTCTGCAAATGCATGTTGATTCGATTATGATTCTGCATCGCTGATACAAAGGTCAGCTTCTGACCATGCTCAGCAATCCATTCGGCTAGCGCTGGACTGTCCTTTGCCAGACTTTTGGGAGGCTCCACACCCGCTTTTCGGCATTCTATTGCCATCGCTTTTTTGGAATAAATTACATATTCTTTCTTGGTATCCGGATCTATTTCTCCATACCATGGCAAAGCTTTCTTTGCTTCGAATAAGGTCTCTTCCAAACGGTTAATCCCATCGTCTAATTTGCTTACCTCGACAGGCAATCCATCCCATGACATTGCCCGAGTCATCTTGGACAGCAGCCGTTCGGTCTCAGGCCAGAGGTCGTAGAGTTCCTCCCAGATCTGGTAGGTGTATTTCGCATCATCCAATGCGTACTCAAGAACCTGCTTGCTTTCGTCCATGGCAATCATGTCTTCCCATGTCTTGCCTTTCATGTTTTCACGGACAGCTTTGTCCATGTCTGCATTCAATATCTCTTTAGCGGAACCTTTAAGATTCCGTTGATATTGAAAATATACGCACATATCCGCTGAGCATATCCATTCGACTTTTATGTCAGGAATAATGCCTTGCTCCACGCATTTCTCGAAGCATCGCTGATCGAAAGATGCGTTGTGTGCGATAAAGGTGTACCCATCCAGTTTTTTCCAATCCTTAAAATCTTTTGTCCGCCCGACATAGCTGATTTCAGGACTCCATATAGCTACAAGATAGGCATCAAATTCAGGATGATTAACATACTGATATGTACTACTTCCCTGGATGCTATAGTCCTTGGAGTAGTATGTTTCAAAATCTAATGCTGCTACTTTCATTGTGGTGTGTGGTTAATAAGTAATAAAAGTGCTGCGGAGTATGAGGGATGCCCGGAAACCTAATTAAAAACGGGCACCCCTCCACACCACAGCTAATCGTTATTAGCGATTAGCAAAATTCACTTAACCAATTTACAAACTTGGTATCGTGAAGCTTACCTTTACGGATCTTTGGGCCGTGGACGACATTGCTACCGAACTGATATTTCTCAGTAGTAAGAGTAAAGCTGCCATGCTTTAGTCCATTCCGGTAGTAGGTAGCACCAGCCGAAAAGATTGGCTTTGCTCCCTTATCATATGCAGTTCGTTTGATTCTCCACAGCGCGAAGGCATAACGGTTTTTATCGAACTCAAATGGGAATGCCTCATCGGGACTTCCTCCCTTAATGCATATCAATGCATCCGCCATTGGCTTCCACTCGGGCTGTACCCATCCACCGGCATCGTCGCGATATCCCATGGTTGTTCCACCGATTTCTTTTTGCTCGGCTGGAGTAACGATTCTTGGAATCTCTCCCTCGCCGAAAGGAATATTCTCCTCAAAGAATTTCCCGATTCTCAAAACAGTGAACTCAACCTCGGTGCTCCCATCGCTGATCTCAAACTCGCCATCGAGCACGATTGCTCCCTTGCGGAAGTTCTCACTCAATGGTCCAACACCCTGTGCGATTCCCAGCTTGGGGAATTCAATATCGGATGCATCGAGATCACCGGTAATTCCAGCTCCTGCGGTTGCCATTGCGAGGTTACCTGTAGGCGCCCCTTCGATTATATCTCCGGTAGCTTCCGCCACCTCCGTTGCTTCACTTTTTGACTCTGATAATGATGCTTTTGCCATCTTTTTCTATCTCCTGTCTTCTATTTGTTATTGTTGATTTGTTTGTTTGTTTCAGTAAAACGAGCGTTAAACAATGTTATACACTCACTTTAAATTTTTTGACTTCCTCAAATAAGGAGTCATCGAGCGCTCTTCCTCAGAGAGGATGATACCAGCCTCTTCGAGAGCTCCGTCGGTCGCAGCCCGCGCATTCTTTTTCTCACCTCGCTCAAGCTTGGCAGAGTACACCTTTGCAATCTTTGCCGGGGTCACGCTGCATGCGCTCATAAATTCATCCGGGCTTAGCAGATGCTCAACCGCATCATATGCTTCCTGCGCATTGTCGATCTTGGCGGACGCTGTCCGGAAATGTAAATCATAACCCGGTATCTCTTCCCCCTTTTCGACAGCCAGCTCGGTAGCCTGTTTCTTCGCAGACTCCGCCCACCGGTCAATGACCTGTGCGACATTCAGCATTTTTGAAAGAACATTTGGATCCTCAACCTTCTCAGGAGAATAATTTCCCCATAGGGTCATCTCAAAATCATCCACTGATTGAGAATATTTCTTGGCGAGCGGAAGCAATTTATCCGACAGGGCGGGGCAGGAAAGCTTGTGCTTACAATAGCGGCATCCTTCCGTGTTAGGGATCCGCTCCGCATCTTCCGCCATCGCTTTTTCAACGATCAAATTAATGCGGAGACGGATCCCCTCCATATCCTCACGACAATACTGTGCAGTCAATACCTCATCCCTGCGCGGTATTATAAAATGTACTGTGGCTGTCTCCAGCTCCGGAAACTTATCCATGACCCCAAGCAAATATGCCTGGCCCTGAATATTAATCTCAGCATCGTCGATCTCGCCACGCCCGAACTTAAAATCGACGAGATCGACATGTGTCCCCTTGATTATAACCCTGTCTACTGTACCGAAAATTTTATTCTCCATCCCACACACTCCTGTGTTGCTGTAAAAACTTCTGAAGATCATTGTTCATCTTGAACGCATAGATCGGAATATCCTCGAAGTTTGTTTTTACATAGATTGAATCACCCCGCCTGATGACTTCACGACCTAAAACTGTTCCGCGATTGCCGAGTAGCCGAAGCTCGGGATACGGATTATCTGTGCTCTGCCGAATCATACCTTCCATGATATCGCTCTTACCCATGACGAATTTCTGTCCGCAGTTCCTTGTGAACCTCATCCGCGACATCTTCCATGGGTTTAATATAATCAAGACAGGCGACTACCTGCTTCAATTGCTCCTCATCAAGCCCGGATAAATCCCCGGTCTCAGCAGCGGAATGGAGCATGGTTCCTTCCTCAGCAAAGATATTGGTCTCGTTGCTGGAACGATAAGACGGGCAGATCTCCACATATTTTAATGTGCTCGGCCCGAGCTCATGATGATCTTCTGGGCTACTCATCAGTATCGAGTCCCCACTCTCCTGTGTTTAAATGCTCGTCCACGCTCTTCGGATTGAATCCGACGCAAACAAGCAAACCTTTGAGCTCGGTCACAACCTCGTCGATGGTGCCCCCGTCCTGAATCTGCGCGGAATATTCGCTCTCGGAATCACTAATTACTATCTTCATCAGACTTATCCTCCTTGCTTTCTACAAATGCTTTCAACCCCTCCCGGATTGCGATGTTGACATAATCATCGTCGGTCGCGTCTTCCTTGCCCCACTTGGCAAGCATCGCATAGGTGTCATCTTCCATCTGCAAATCCCATTCGACATAGGGAATCTCGCGCTCGGCTGCGATTCGGATACTAGGTAAATCCTCAATCTTCTTTTCCATCGCGTACCTCATCAACAGATGCCGAGAGCATCAATAAAAGCTTATGGATCGTAGTAATCTCATTCTGCAAAAGACTGATCTGCAATTGCTGAAATGCTACGAATTCAAGCAGATCATCCTTGGACTGATCGCTCATGCTACGGATCTTCTTCTTGATCGATGCCAGGCTTTCCTGCACATCTTCGGGAAGATCATCGAAGCTCTCGATTGTTTTAATTTTGGAATCAAGGAAATCATCATCATCATCGTCTTCCTGATCCGAGAAAAAGTCTGGATTAAGTCTCATAGGTGGTGTGTGGTTTGTAATGCATATGTATAACAAATGTTATACGCATGCAAGGATTATTTTTTATAGATACGGCCTCTGAATAACAGGCTGTTCCTTAACTCTCTTACGCCGAAGGAGTAAGGTCAAAGGTCGTAGGATTAGTGCTTTGATTTTATTTTTCATATTCTAAATTTAAGAAACGAAGGCGCCCTAGTAATAATCGCCAAATTATGTTTACAAAATGAGCGCCTCCGTTTGAAATGGAGCTTCCAATCAGATTCGAACTGATGACCTCATCCTTACCATGGACGCGCTCTACCGACTGAGCTATGGAAGCATTAAAAATGGTGGAGCCAGACGGGATCGAACCGACGACCTCCTGAATGCAAATCAGGCGCTCTTCCAGCTGAGCTATGGCCCCAAGAAAATTCATCAATGATAAGTCTCTCCCTGCCAGATGTAAATCGGTGTCATCTCACCGACATAGGCACATCCGATATTAAAATCGAAATACTCAATTGATTCATCCACGCTCATTTCCTGATTAAGCATTAAACTTTCGATAATTCTTTCGATACCGTACACGGCTTTCCCGCTCTGATAATCTTTGCCAATAATACAGTCATCGAATCCGTCCGCTAGAATTACCCCTTCCTCGAAATCCCAATCCACGAAAAAGGGTTACACGGTGGAGTCCGATTTCCACAGGCGAACCATCCCCCAGATTGAAAATACGCAGGACGCAAGCTGAAGAAGAATCATAAATCCACCCTCATGGGTTCTGTCAGTCGCCGCGCAGTAAAAACCCCAGCAAAATGCTAGACCAATTATTGTGAACCAAGTTTTAGCTATTTGTTTATTTGTCATCTTATATTATCGGGTTCATCTCATTATCATTAATGAGATCAATATTGTTGAGCTTCTGGCGAACGAGACGGCAGACGCGCATCTCTACTGTTCCCTCAGCGAAAATTATTTTTTGGACAGCAGGGGAGTGGGCTCCAGCACGATGGATACGACCTAGGGCTTGTCGCAAATCCACCGCACTGAAGCTCGGGGAAATTAGGGATACGCGAGGATGCTCACCATGCTCATCATGAAGACTCAAACCTGTACCACCCGCCTGGGTCATAACTAAACAGATCCGAGACTCATCCCGTTGAAATCGTTTAACCTCAAGTTCCCGCACAACCCCCGTTTGCGAGCCCTCAATTATACTGATCTCATGTAAACCCGAGAGCCGGCGAAGCAGGGCCTCAAGCGTATCCTTAAAATTTACAAATATTACCACGGAATTATCCGCTTCCAATGCATCCCGGGCTAACTCTTCGAGCACAGGAACCTTCAGAATTTCCACCTCCTGTCTCGCCCGTAGCTGAAGCGTTAATGCACTATCATCATCTGATTTCTTGTGCTCAATCTCATCGAGCTTGGACTTGAGATCATCATAGATTTCGTCAATCTCACTCGCAGCTCCGACATCATAGCCCTCAGGA